GGGCGCTCATTGTGCGATTCAATATTTGATTTAATTATTATCCTCAATTGAGACATTATCTTATAATTTCTTACAAAATAAAATCTAACTGATGAATAAGATTAAATGTGTCCCCCAATTCGGGATGATTTTCAAGAACTATAACGTTCTCTCCTACGCGAGACCATCATGTTGAATGTAAAGATATGTCGCTGATATGAAGATTTCCTTGCGAAACAGAAAATCGGTCAATATCAACATCAGCAGGAACAAGGTTCAGGTTTACAAACCTGAAATCTGAGTCTAAATCCCGGTTTCACCCAGGCACAGGAGTAAAATAATCTATTCCTCTCAATTCAGGTGAATTGATTGTTTCGGTTACAATACTCTGTGATTTCTGAACGCTCTCGTCCATTTTAAGACTTCCGTAATAATATAATCCTCCAAAAAGTAAAAATACTAATAGAGAAAATATTAAGAGACCTAATCAATTAATTGGGTCGGGCACTGCAGTAACCGCGATTTCTTGTAATTTAGCAGCAGATTCTTTCAAATCTACAGCTAAGAAAGACGGTTTTCCATATGGAACCGGATCAATTAGCATTAAACATAGATATAAACTAACGGATCAGAATCATAACTTAACGAATTCATCTCAAATGCTCATTTTAGAGTGAGATCAATCGTGTAGGATTATATTCCAAATTCCCTTATCTTCAAGATAAGGAGAATCCGAAATATTCATTCCTTGTTGAACTGTAGATGAATTCTTTCCAGACCGAATGAAGTGGTTTGAACAATATAACCAAACAGTCATTCAGATAGCAACTTCTTGATAAAACGTTTTCTTTTTAGAAGTATCCGTCCTATCCGTTTCACGAGATAGTAAAGATACTCTATCAGAATATGAATTAACCTCATCTAAGAGATCACGGAGTACGTAAATTATACGATTGAAATCTCAATTTCTAATCATATAATCCGTTACTTGTAATATGGAAGTAACTTCCTTAGCCTTTACTCGCTGTTCAGCAATAGACTCGGAACTAATTCCGAGTGCTAAATAATGGTCCAGTTCGGAAAGTTTAGAAAGTTTTTTGCTAATCTTTTCATACGCCAGTTCTTTAACTTTTAAACCTTTGGTTATTAAAGTAACATATAAAGGAATAATGCACTCTCTTAATAAAACGATTTGATCTGATGAAGAAAGTATAAACTTTTCTTTAAAAGATATAAAAGTAAATCAAGATAAAGGAGTTAGTCTACGTCTAAGAAGATACAATATTAAGACGCGGTATTTAGGACCTAAAGTATATAAATTTTTGTCTAATATACTTCCTAATAACTTGTAACCTGAATTTATCACTTTAAGAGTTGATAAAACAGAATCACGAGTTAAAGCGGACACTAAATCTTCACGGTGTTCTTCTAATTCTGGAAAATATTTTGACATATAAACCGGAAAAGAAGAAATAACCGGACCAACCCCTCTCAGTTCCTTAAATGGAACCGGAGAGCAATCTATTCCTTTAAAATAAAACTTCTTAGCAAATTCTAAAGAAGTCTTAGAAACAAGCGATTTACTTAGATTAACATCTACACCAATCCGTTGCATAAACTTTAAATAAGCTCTAGCAACATAGGGATTGCATATTACAATGTCGTCACCTAGGACTGTATAATCTTTAAACCAATGTCGGTAACCAAGACGTCATCACAAATATTGAATAA